GAAAAAAATTCCCGTAAAGAAGCAAAGGGTTGAAATTTATAAAAAAAAGGTTATAAATAAAAACACTTAGGTCGAACACAATGTCTTTTCCATTACCCATTAAACAGATTAGTATTCTTGATTGCCGCTATTGGCATATTGAGGGTACTCCCCTGTTTGCAGATATGGAAAGACATATGTAAGATGTAATCCATAAAGCAAAAAGACAGGGGAGAGAAACCAAAAGTTTCCTCCCTTTTTTTATGCTTTGTGCCACTTGTTCAACTGGTCGTATCATTTGCTATTGGGGTCCAAACCCTGGTATATTACTTGAGTCGGTGGGAGAACGAGACCCCAAGTGCCTAAGACCACTTCTGGAACTGGCACAAACCACTTGCCCCGCAACGGGTTCTGTGGTATTCTTAAAGGGTGGTTGAGAGACCACCAGCACCTTGACAACTGAATAATTACCACATTATTGAGTTCGTAATTCAATGGTAGAATAACACCCTTTTAAGGTGAAGGTTGTGGGTTCGAGTCCCACCGAACTCATTGACCGCAGCAGTTCGGTCTTTAAATATAAACTGTTTGGGTAGGTGTCCGAGTGGTTGAAGGAGGGAGACTGTAAATCTCTTGGTTCTGTCCATCGCTGGTTCGAATCCAGCCCTACCCACCTTGACCCATTAGTGTAGCGGTTTATCACGCCACCCTGTCACGGTGGAGATCACGGGTTCAAATCCCGTATGGGTCGTTGCTACGCTGCCGATGGAGTGTCCCTCCTTGGTGGTTGTAGCAAATAAGTTCCTGTCGTCTAATGGTTAGGACGCTGCCCTTTCAAGGCGGAAACGAGGGTTCAAATCCCTTCAGGAATACCAACGGGGTATAGTAGAAAAGTATAACTCTGCGTTTGGGACGCAGCGAAGAGGGGGCAGTACCTTCTACCCCGATTGGGAACATAGCTCCAATTGGTAGAGCACATGGTTGAAGACCTTGGTGTTGTTGGTTCAAATCCAACTGTTCCCACTTGGGTTGTTTCACAACAACTCATAAAACTGGGTATAGGAAGAAAGTGGTTGCAAACGCAATCTTCTGAATGTGAAATGGAAAGGGCAAAGAGCAAATGACCTTTCACCCAGTTTTAATGGAATATAACTCAGTGGTAGAGTGCTGTGCTGATAACGCAGAAGTCGTGAGTTCAAATCTCACTATTCCAATTCCCTTACGGGAAACCCGGAAGTGTGGCAGAGAGGATTATCGCAGAATCCTGCTAAGATTCCGTGTCTAGTAATAGGCACCGTTGGTTCGAATCCAACCACTTCCGCCTCGGCAGTGTAGTTCAGTGGTAGAACAAGAGATTCATACCCTCTATGTCGGTAGTTCAATTCTACCCACTGCCTTGTGTCGTTAGCCTAGTGGTTAAGGCAGTAGTTTGTGGAACTACCTAGATGGGTTCAATTCCCATACGACACTCGCCTTTATAGCTCAGTGGTAGAGCAACTCACTAGTAATGAGTAGGTCGTTGGTTCAAATCCGACTGGGGGCTCTTAACTATCTGGAATTTCCAGATAGTTCAAATGTCTAGGTGGCAGAGTGGTCGAATGCGAGAGTCTGCAAAACTCTTATCACCGTGGGTTCGAATCCCACCCTAGACTCCTACTCCAGAATCGACTAACTGGCAGGTCAGCACCCTTTGAAGGTGTACGTCTAGGTTCGAATCCTAGTTCTGGAATTGCTCCTACTAGGGGCAACAATCTGTCCAACACTGGGGTTCGACTCCCCACATCTCCATTCTTGGGGATGAACTGGTATTCGACTGGGCAGAGGGTTCCGAGAATAAATCTCAACAACATCGTATCTTTCCGCAGAACTGCTGTTGCCGTTTGAGCAATAGCACTTTGAGCGAACTGGGGAGTAATCCCCTTTCTTGTCCTTTTAGCTCAGTGGAACAGAGCAGTAGGCTACGAACCTATGTGTCGGGAGTTCGAATCTCTCAAAGGACGTTGCCAGTTTGAAGACTGGCACAAGGCACTTGACTTTCTTGGTTAGATGCCTTATTATTATCTCGTTGAAGCGAGTGAGACTTGGTAGTCAGAGAGGTCTTATAAACCTTTTCCGCCAGATTAGCGGCTTTGAGGTGGTTCGAATCCACCCACTCGTACCTTGCTCGTTTAGCCATCTGGTGAAGGCAGCGTTCTCATAAAGCGCCGCAGGAAGAGTTCGATTCTCTCAACGAGCACTTGACAATCTAAAGTTTCTGCCTTATGATCGTCATATAATAAATGGTTCTGTTGCTTATTGGTTAAAGCCTACACCTTATAAGTGTAAGAAGAGAGTTCAATTCTCTCCAGAACCACCTTGCCCGTGTAGTCCAGCGGAAGAGACAGAGGACTTAAAATCCTTCCAGGGTCGGTTCGAATCCGACCACGGGTATTTGCCGAAGTAATCCAACTGGTAGAGGTGCCTGACTCAAAATCAGGATGTTGTGGGTTCGAATCCCACCTTCGGTATTGGTTATAACCAAATTTATTGGGATGGTGTAATTGGTAGCACGAGAGTCTCCAAAACTTTTAGTTAGGGTTCAAGTCCCTATCCCAATGCTTGACAAATTCTTCTGAGTTTGTTACTATATAAAAGGATAGAGGTTAAGTCCCTGCTACATCCTTATAAGGTGTATCACACTTAATCCATCATCGTGGGGAAGTGTAACGGTTGCACAGAAGTCTCATAAGCTTCAGGTAGGTGGTTCAACTCCACCCCCCGCCTCCAGCCCTTGTATTCCAACGGTAGAGAAGGTGGACTTAGAATCCATACAGTGTAAGTTCGAATCTTACCAGGGGCACTTGACAATCAAACTTAAATAGTTTATGATTGTCTTATGCGGAATTAGTTCAGTGGTAGAACGCCATCCTTCCAAGTTGGATGTCACCGGTTCGAATCCGGTATTCCGCTCTGAACCTTTAAGGTTCTCAAATCACACACAAACACATAAAAAGATTATGACTCCTTACGAATTGCGCTTTGAAATTTTTAAGCAAGCATATAGTATGCTACATGATGAATACTGTATGAAGTATGAAATTTCAAATTTAGAACATGAAAATTCTGGTAAATCGGAATTTCCAGAGTTTCCAAGTTTGAGTCAAGTACTTGAGCAAGCAGAAACGATTAATGATTTTGTGAGTTCTAAGTAAAATTGTGGGGGAACAAAGCACCCCTGTTAGTATTCCGAGTAACCCACAAGGTGTGGGAGCAAGCTGTTAACTTGTCATAGGTCAGTTCGATTCTGACACTCGGAGTTGATAGGATTGGAAATGTCCGATTCTATCATAAGAGTCGGGATCATCATATCCGACTCACTAAATCCTAAGTTTTCTTAGGTCGGGGACTTGATCACCCCCGCTCGTTGCGGAGAGTGTCTTCCGCGAGTTGTGGGCACTCACTACTCATTTGGGCGCATAACTCAGTCGGTAGAGTTTCTGACTTACATTCAGACAGTCGGCGGTTCGAGTCCGTCTGTGCCCATTACATAAATACTCAAAAAAAGAGTAAGATGGAAACACTATATAAATTACTATCTGATACTCAGGCAAGTCTTTTTGTTCTCTTTCAAAAGACTTGGGTATATCATTGGAATGTCGTTGGTGATGATTTTAAGCAGTTTCACGACCTATTCGGGGAGCAGTATGAAGCAATGTTTGGGGAGATTGATAGAATTACAGAACATATGAGATACTTGAATGTAAAACCAGTTCCTACTCTCTCTAGAATTACTGAAGTTTCTCATATTTCTGAGGCAAATAGTGGACTAGATACTATAGGTATGGTTCGTGATTTGTTAGTGGGAAATCAAAAGATTGTGGAACTTTTAACTCAAGTGTCGGAAGAGGCAGAAACTCAAAAATCAAAAGGAACAATTAACCTTATTGATGATTTAAATGAAGCACATGGTAAATTTATTTGGATGTTAAGATCATTCACGCAATGAATAGGATAAAGAACAATGATTTCAATAAGATGCAAAGATTGCAATAAAGAATTAGTAGGGCATCCGACAAAAACTATAACTTGTGGATGTTCAAATATGGCAACGATTCGTGGGGATAAAATTTCAGCACTTGACTTATCTCGTGTTGTTATGTTAAACTCCTTAAAAGAAAATCAAAAGAAAGGTGTGCTGACTTCTCAAGATATCGCTTGGCAAGAAGCGAGAAGAAAAAGAAAAGTTCGTAAATTAGATTTTGAAGTCCGTTGAGGACTTTATATTGGAAGCGTGGCAGAGTCCGGTTTATTGCGTTTGTCTTGAAAACAAATGAGGGTAATACCTCCACTGGTTCGAATCCAGTCGCTTCCGTTTTAAAACAGTTACATAGAATACTAATTTAATATTTTATTCCATTTTCTGTATATTACTGTTACAAAATGCTGACATTTTATTGACTTTGAAATGTTTGTGATTAGTATATAGTAGTATCATGCTTTAAATGAATGGATCAACACACCTATAATAATTGGGTGAAGATTAAAGAAACTTTCGAATCTTCTGGAAATACTGATAATATGTTCTATAAAAGAGCAGTTGAAATAGTCAAAACCAGAAGAGACCCTCTTGCTAAATTCCTTGGTGATGAAAAATGATGGAACCTTATGATGAATTTGTTAGTCGTTCTGAAGTTAAGGAGATGATTGATGCAGCAATACGACGACACAACCGTAATGCTTCTATCATTAGTATGTGCGTTGGTTGGGTGGTTCTTGCTTTATTTGCTGAGGGACTTTTAAGGTTAATTGGAGTTGTTCCTCCTTTATTACCATTTCTTAAAATTACTCTAAACTGATTGGGATGATTACAGAAGAAGATTTACTAAAATTGCAAGAAAGAGTTTTGCAACAAAAAATGGAAGAATTATTTGAAGAACCATCTACTTATGAAGACGAAGATGATCAGTACATTTTTTAAGGCAATCTGTATTTTTACTTTTATAGCAATCTTTATAAACTGGGGACTCCACAATGCCTACCCACAATAAAAAGTATCAGTTTGCTATGTCATCTTTTGCTAGGATCTATGGACACATTGTTCTACATAATCATGATATTAAACAGTTTTGTTTAGAATGGTCTGAATGGGGCGTAAATGCTCCTCTAGTAGGACTTAATGAGGTGGATCAGTATTTTTACTTTGAATATAAGAATTGGAGAGGAAGATGATTTTTCACATTGTAGAAACACTTGCAAATAGTCCAATATGGTTAGGACTTTGTGGGTTTGGTGTAATTGTAGTTCCCATAATCGGTATTTCCTTTATACATAGTAATAAAAAATAAATTAATATGGCAACAGTAACTTTTGCAATATCAAGTCCTTCAGAGGGAACCGCATGGAGTTTTTCTCTGAATAATATAACTAATACAAATAATTTGATAAGTAACCAATCCCAGTATGCTTCAGTCACTGGTAATTATAATGGACAAAGCTTTACAATGGTAAATAATTCAGAATCCTGTAAATTTTATTCTCCGCATTATGCAACTTGGAGATTTAATGATGCGGTATCTAATTTGCAAAATGGGCAGTATCCCACTCAGGGATTTAGTTTTGATATATGGGGAGGTTCTCCTCGTCCCGGCACTGCGGGAAATTTGCTTGGTAAATTTAATAGTAACTGGGGTAGTGGCGTTGAGGGATCATATGATCTTGACACAAATAAATGGAGTATGATTTATGATTATACAAACCAATATCCATTAGCATTATCTAGAGGGGGAATTCTGACGATAACAATAACTTCATAAACTTAGTTGACAATTTTTTTGTTCTTTGTTATTATATTTAAATAACGGGGTGTAAGTCAGCGGTAGACGGCTTGCTTTGGGAGCAAGAAGACACTGGTTCGATCCCAGTCACCCCGACTCATAAATTACTTTATGAAAAAATGAATCAAGAACTTAGCGAACTTCAATCATTTACTGTAGAAGAATTTCAATCAGATTTCGATAAATTAATTTCTAGAGTTGAAAATGGAGAATCATTCATCATTACAAGTGAGCATGGAAATGCTGTTATAGTCCCATACAAAGAAGTTGTTAGTATATGTGAAGATGCAAATGTGGATTTTGATGAGATACTTAAAATCCATACAAATCATGAGGAAGGTTCCTGAGACACTCTCAAGACTGTCTGCCTTGACTTCTACACCACAATCCCTTATAATACTAAGGTCAACATTCAAAACAATGACTCTCACAGCAAAATTCAAGAAAGACGTTCAAACCCTTCGTGGTGCAGCAAATGGCGAATTTTATCTTGATGTAAAGAATCCGAAACTTTATAAAAAGGTCCGCCGCTACTACGAGAACGAAGGTGTAGTATTCTCTGGTGATCCTTTGGACGATTATGAAATGCTCATTGAATATCTTTATCAAGATCTTGAATCAGTAGAAGTTGCCTGAGTAAATAGTCAATAAAGACTTTAAAGGCAATAATTTATGTCAAAATCTG